GCTTGCCGCAGTCGAGGCAGGCGCGGAGCAGGGTGCGGGTCATCGTGGTTTGCGGCGCTTGCGTTCGCGCAGCTTCTCTTGGCACTTGGGGCAGCGCTCCCCGGGTCCGACGAACCAGGCGCGGCAGGCGCGGCAGCGGCCTTGGGCGTGGCCCACGCCGACGCTGATGTGGTGCTTACCCATGGCGTCGTAGCAGGGTGAGCAGGGTGGCCATGTTCTCGGCTCGGGCTGTTGCCTCCCTCACCCCGGCGACACCGGCCCCGAGGTAGGCCGGCGTCCGCACGACGGCGATGTGGTCGAGTTCGGCCCTGGTTCTGGTGACCCGCTGCCGGTCGGCGGACCACCGGCTCCCGCCGGGGACTTCGGCGAACCCGACTGAGAGGCCGAGGGGTACGCCGTCGCGGGCGAGGGCGAGGACCTCGTTCCCGATCATGGTGTCGGACACTAGCCACTCGCCCCAGGCGGCGTCGGCCCGGTCCTCGATGGTGAGGGTGCGGCCGATGGGGAGGGTGCCGGCGTCGCGGGGATGGGTGGCGGTCAACGGGATCGTGGCCGGGTCGGTCCCCTGCAGGGCGCCTCTCTCGAACGTCTCGGTGACGAGCCGGCCCTGGTCTACCACCTTGGCCTCCACACCCCAAGGGAGGACGGGGCCGACCAGGGTGCGGCCGTCTCCCCCGTCGCGCAGGGCGAGGGAGCTGGTGAGCTGGCGGACGTGGATCATGCGACAGCCCCTGTCTCGGGTGGGTCCTGGTCGTCGATGCCGGGGATGGGCGGGAGATCCTCCAGCTCCCTGACCTCTGAGCGCAGCTTCCAGCCGGCCCGGATCGCGGACTCATGCGCTTGGTAGCGGGTGAGCAGGTCGGTGCGCACGAGGCCGGCGGCGTTGAACTTGACCGTGGTCGTCGAGGACAGCAGCCCCGAGATGGCGGTCTCCATCGTCACGATCCAGCGCCGGAGGCAGAACTGCAGGAAGTCGAGCGCCCGCTGCTCGACGTTGGCGTAGGTGAGGCTGTTGCCGCTGTCGGCGCCGATCAGCTCGGGCTGGACACCGAAGTAGCGGGCGATGGTGCGGACGTTCGCCTGGGTCGTCTCCAGGAACTGGGCTTCCTCGGGGCTGAGGGTGACGGGTTGGAACTTGGCGCCGCCGCCGAGGACGGCGATGCCGCGGTCCTGTTGGCGCCAGCGGGCCCGCCACGTGTCGGCGATCTCCTGGTCGACGTCGCGTTCGGTGGAGAGGATCCCCACGGGGATGCCGCCGGTCCCGAAGACCTTGGCGGCGAACTTCTCAGCCCCCAGGCCCAGGCCGATGGCCTGACGGGCGTGCTGGATCGGGGAGAGGCCGACGACGCTGCCGGCGGTCGTGAACGCCTTGACGTGCCAGATGGTGGCCGGGTCGACCTCCTCGCCGTTGACGCGGTAGATGACCCTGCTGTTCGCCTCCACCTGCACCGTGTCCGGGCTCAGCAGCTCGACCTGGGCGGGCAGGAGGCCGGCGCCGGCGCGGTCGACGATCTGCCCGTAGCAGTTGCCTCTGAGCAGGAGGCTCTGGAGGGCGGCATAGAGCCAGTCGGGGAGGTTCATGGTCGCCGATGGCTGGCGGAGCAGCGGCGGCAGGTCAGGTAGCGGGGTGCGGTCGCCGCGGCGGTAGGCGGCCAGGGGCAGGGTGCTGATGCTGCCGGCGATCAGGTTCACGCACGCCCAGACGGCGCTGTGCTGCATGGCCGTGGAGGGGTTGACGGGCACCGCGGCGTAGGTGGAGGCCACCGGGAGGTCGCCGACCTGCCATAGCGCCCGGTCGTGGCGCTTGAACGGCCACTGCCAGGGCATCGCTCAGGTCTTCCGCGGCCGACGTGGCGGCTTGGGCTTGGCCACGGTCTTCTCGACCTTCTCGACCTCGCCGGCGTGGCTGCCGCACTTGGGGCAGGCGTGCTCGTCGGGCGGGTAGGTTTCCCCGCACCCGAGGCATCTCCGGACGACGCTCATGGGCTTAGGTCGTGTTGACGAGCGTCTTGACGGCGTTGGTGTCGATCAGGGCGCCGTCCAGGCGGAGGATGCAGCGGAAGGCGACCAAGTCGTTCTGGAACCTGAACTCATCCGACCGCTCGAAGCGGATGCCGTTGACGATGCGCACGAAGTAGCGGTCCATGGCCCCGAAGGCGATCGACTCGGCGGCGTTGGCCATGGCGGGCATGAACGGGTCGACGAAGGCCGGGTAGCCGAGGATGCTGCGGCGGTCGGTGAGGCCGTTGACGGGCTGGCCGGTGGTGTCGCGCAGCTTCCGCACGATCACGTTGGAGGCGTTGCGCATGATGAAGGCTGCGCTCGGCGACTCGGCATAGGGCTCGGCCACGCTGCCGACCAGGTTCCACAGGGCGTCGGTTCCCATGTTCAGGGTGCCTTGGGTGCCCAGGCTGGTGCCGGTGCCGGTCGGGGCGGTCACCCCGGTGGCGGCGTCCAGCAGCAGGCCCCTGGGCTCGGTCGTGCCGACACCGTTGATCAGGTCGTCGCCGTAGCCGGTGGCGCCCAGGCCCAGCGACAGGGCCGCCTGGCGGGCCCGGAAGTCCAGCAGGTTGGTCGGCGAGTCGTTCGCCAGCTCCTGGCTGATCTCGAAGTAGTTGCTGTACTTGAACGCCTTCAGCGTCACCGTCGACAGGGCCGGGTCGCTCTCGGTGATGGCCGCGCCCTCGGCCGTGATCGCGCTCGTGACGAACCCGGTGGAGCGGGGGACGACCAGGTCCTCGCCGGTCTCGGTGGTCACCACGGTGGCCCCGGCCCGCATCAGGGAGCTGGTCTCGACCAGATGCTGGACGATGGTCCCGTAGACGTCGGTGCCCAGTGCCTGGGTGGCCGTGGTCTTGAGGGTGTCTCGGGTGTGGAGGCGGACCCGGCCGGCGCGGCCGTAGACGGGCTCCGGCACCTCCTCGGGCCATTCGTCGGCCAGCTGGTCGGCGTAGACCTCGATCGGCTGGGGGTTCTTGGCGAAGATCGCCGAGCGGAACTGGCGGGCCAGCTCAGCCGACGCACGCGACAGGGTCGGGGATCGGCCGCGGGTGGCCATCGCCCGCACTTCCTGAAGCTGCCGGTCTCGCTCTTGCTCCATGGCGTCGGCCGCTTCCCGTTCGGCCGTGACATGGGCCTGATACTGCGCCAGCTCGTCGGGGGCCGGGTCCCGGCCATCGGCGGCGGCGCGGGTCAGGATCTCATCGGCGGAGGTGCGAGCGGTCGCCCGCTGCCCTCTCAGGTCGTCGAGCAGCGGCACGGTCCCACCAGCATTTCCCACCTAGGCAATCGGTTGACATGAGAGTACTAGAAAGGGTCGTGAGGCGATACTCTGAGCAGGGTGTCAACGTCACCCCGGGCCGGGGGCAGGCATGGCCCGACCGGGGAGCGAAGGGCACTGGTAGGGCCGGTCAACTTCCATCCGGCCCGTGAGGACCTCACTCGGACCGGCCCTGCGCCCCCAACGCCACCGGCCCCGGTGGGCGATCCCGGGGCCGGTGCGCTAGTTCAGCGACGGGCGCCGCGGTGGGCGACGGCCCAGCTAGCGGAGCAGCTCCCGGAACTCCTCGGCGGTCAGCCCGGCTCGGCGAAGGATCCCGGCAAGCGTGCCAAGGGCTAGCTCGCGGTGTAGCGGAACGGCCACCGTGGCGTAGGCGCCCGGACGTGGCCTCCGGGTCTTGAGGATTTGGTGATCGCCCTTGATTCGCAGCGGCCGATAGCCGACTCGTCCAAGCGCGTCGACAGTCTCCTTGCCGGAGACGCCGCGGGGCAGCCGCCCGGTCACGCCGGGATCGGCACGTCGATCGAGGTGACCAGCGGGTGAGTGGGGGCCGGTGGGAGCCCTTCCTCCTCCACGTAGACCTCGACCACATCACGAAGATTGGCGAGCGCCTGTTCGACGGACTCGCCTTGGCTGACTGCATCGATCTCTAAGCAGCGGGCGACGTACCAGTCGCCCTCCTGGGTGACGACGGCGGTGAGGTGAAGCGTCGGGGAAGAGCCGCTCAAGTCGCTCATGTACAGAGCGTACCGCGGACGGTGCAGAGAGTCAGCCTGCTGTGCCCGGCTGGTGTGCGCAGCTGGTGTCATCGGGTGAACCTCCTCGGGTCGTCGCCGACGCCGGGGAGCCGACCGTCGCGCCATGCGGTGTCGTCGGCGTCGGTCCATTCCTCGCCGTCTTCGCTAGGGGGATCCGCTACAGCCGCTACATCCGTAACATCGCTGGTCAGGATAGGAATCGGTGCCGCTACGTCCCCGCTACATGCCGCTACATCGCCGGGGTCTGTAGCGGCATGTAGCGGTTGTGTAGCGGCCGGCATTTGCCCGCTGACCTGGGCTGTTACGGATGTAGCGGCTGTAGCGGCACTGGCGCGCAGGTGTGGCGCGTAGCGGGCCCAGGCGTCGTCGAATTGCTCGACCCGGTAGCCCTTCTTGGGCGGGTCGGTGCCGTGCTCGCGGACATTGCACGGCTTGATCCCGAATGGGCGCAGCAGCTTGGCCAGCCCCGGCTGATTCAGCCCACGGCCGCGGGCCCAGTCGGCCCATGGCGATTCGTCCATGGCGATCAGCCGGTCAACCAGCGTCTTGGAGTGCAGCGCGGCGGCGTCCTCGAACACCGCGTAGGCGTCCTCCAGGAGCCGAACGCCCATCGACGCGTCCGCTTCAGCGTCGGCCTCGTCTTGGGTCAAGGCCTCGGCGGCGATCCGGGCTCGGACCGGCCAGGCCTCGCCGGCCAGCTCGGCGATGGCGACGAGCGGCTCCCAGGTGTCGGCGGCGCGATCCTCGAGCGGCATGTCCGGCGCGGCGACCCGTAGTTGCCGGAGGTGGGCGCGAACCCATTTGCCGAGCTGGCCGCGCAGCTGGTTAAGGGGCGGCGCGTCGCGGCGGCTGCGCCATGGTTCGATCTTCTCGCCGGCCGCGCGGCGCCGCATCCGGATGACGATGGCCCGGTCCATCACGGTTGCCGGCAGGTCACCGATGCTGGCCAGCATGGCCATGGAGAAGGTAGGCAGCTCATCCAGGCTGCGGCTGGTCATGTCCCAGCGCAGCAGCGGCCGGTTGCGCTGATGGCCGCTGTTCAGCAGCCCGCGCAGGTCCTCGTTCTGCTCGGCTGACTTCTTGGAGCCGAACAGGGCGTCGGCCTCGTCGACCAGCAGCGTCGGCGGGTCGTCGTGATCGATCGAGCGGACGATGGCGGCGATGGTGGCGTTGAAGGTGATGATCGGCTTGTGGCAGGTCTCGGCGATCACGTCCATGAGCCGTGACTTGCCGGAACGCTTGACGGCGGAGATGGCGGCCAGCCGGGGAGCGTGCTCCCACGCCGGCTGAGCGTGCGTCGCGGCGATCCAGAGCGTGGCCGCATCGGCGGCCTCAGCACTCGGGAACGCGACGTAGCGGCTCAGCGCGGCGTGGAGCATGTCCAGCAGCTCGGCGCCGCTACTGGCCGGCGCCATCACCCTCGGGCCGGAAGACGCGCAGGTTGTACAGGACCGTGTCCTGGCCCTTGCTCGTCTTGGTCTTGTAGAGACGACGGATGCCGATCCGCTCGCCCGGCTTCGGCTGCAGCCGGTCCCACTGGCGCTTGAGGCTCGCGCCAGAGACCGACACCGAGACCAAGGCGTCCTCGTCGAACTCGTCGGGCGGGTCGGCCATGCCGCCGAGATCGGCCTCGCCGAGCACGGCGACCTCGAACTCGCCGCCGTCATTGCCGGTGCGGGTCTCCTCGGTGACCAGCGTGCCGAGCACGACGTCGCCGTCGAGCAGCTTCAGCCCGATCGGCGGATCCTCGGCCAAGTGCTCGCGCAGCCAGTCATCAGCGCGTTGTAGAGTGGTTTCGGACATGCAGAGACTCCTGTCTCGTGTGTCTGTCGGCGGGGTTGGCTGACATGTTCGGCGCCCGAGGGAGTTGGCGGCCCTCGGGCGCCGTCGTGTGTGCGCCGCTTGTCACCTGGCACGGCTGAGCCGCTCCTGCTCGACCTCCCACGCCTCGACGGCCTCGACCCTGTAACGCAGGTGGCGGCCGACCCTGACCGCGGCCGGTCCGGTGCGCTTGTACCTCCAGGCGTACACCGTCGCTAGGGGCACCTTGAACCGCTCGGCGACCTCATCCGGCGTCATCCACGGATTCGCCGCTGCTGCCATCGCGTCTGCTCCTCAAGTCGGCGGGCTTGAGGCATAATGCAACGACGCGCGCTGGCACGCAAGTCTGCGAACCTAGAAGTTCGCATTGTTTCGTGTTACCGTTCGTCGCATGGACGCGGGCGGCACCACATACTTCGAGGGCGGATGGGTGCGGTACTACGACTCGCAGCATCCGGAACCGGTCTGGGTGCGCCTCCAGCCGACGCCCGAGGGGCGACTGGTCATCCGCGAGCTGTACCTGAACGCAGACAACGATCTCGGGTCAGAGCGCATCGACACCGACCAGCTCCGGCGGCTGTCGCCAGCGCGCATCGAGGCGACGTTGAACAGCCCAGTCGAGAAGGCGCTGGTTCTGGAGCACCTCGACAAGGCGCCCGGCCCGAAGGAGCCGCGGGGACCAACCAAGCCCTCCCCAATGATCAGGGGGGAGATGACCGTGCACGTGCACGGCGAGGGACTCGTGCCACCTCCGGGGCGCCCACGGCCGGACTCGTTCTACCAGCAGGTCGCCAGCGACTATCTCGCGGCGGCGAGCGTGAGCGTCCGACCTTCGGTGAACCTCGCCAGGGGCGCGGGCGTCCCGGTGTCCACCGTTCGTGGATGGGTCGCCGAGGCGCGTCGGCGCGGTTTGCTGCCACCCGGCCAGAAGGGCAGGCGAGGGTAGTGGCATCGGTCGAGAAGCGCATCCGAGCCGGCAAGACCACCTACCGCGTCCGCTACCGCGACCCGGCCGGCCGCCAGCGATCCAAGGTGTTCACCCGCAAGGCCGACGCCGACGGCTGGCTTACCGACAACGACTATGCTAAGCGCCATAGCGGCTGGGTCGACCCAGCCGCCGGCAAGGTCCGGCTCGGCGAGTGGGCCGAACGCTGGTATGGGACCACCGCAGCGCTGCGCCCCACCACCCGCCGCGACTACCGGAAGCTGCTCGACCTGGAGATCCTGCCCACCTTTGCGGCGGCGCCGATCGCCAGCATCGACGCCCTCGCGGTCCGCGAGTGGCTTGCTGCCCTGGCTGCCGGTGGTCTCGGCCCCAAGCGGGCCGGCAAGGCGCGGGCGGTGCTCAGCCAGGTACTCGCCTCAGCGGTCGAGGGTGGCAAGCTCAGCCGCAACGTCGCCGCCGGGGTCAAGCCGCCCAAGCTCCAGCGCGCCGAGATGTGCTTCCTGGACGCCGGCCAGGTCGAGGCGCTCGCCGAGGCGATCGACCCGCGGTACGTGACGCTGATCCGATTCGGCGCCTACTCGGGCCTGCGGCCCAGCGAGCTGACCGCGCTCAAGGTCGGCCGCCTGGACCTGCTGCGGGGCACCGTCCGTGTGGTCGAGGCGGCGACCGAGGTCGACGGGCGCCTGCACTGGGGCGGGGTGAAGACCCACGAGGCGCGCACCGTGCGGCTGCCCCGGTCGATCACCGACGAGCTGGCCGCCCACCTCGCCATCCGGCCCCACGATCCCGAGGACCTGGTCTTCCCGGCGCCGCTGGGCGGGCCGATGCGCTGGTCGAAGTGGACCAAGCGGTACTTCAAGCCGGCCGCCCTCACCGCGGGCCTGCCCGAACGGCTGCGGCTGTACGACCTGCGCCACACGTGTGCATCGTTGCTGATCCGCGAGGGCGCCACCGTCAAGGCCGTCCAAGCCCAGCTCGGCCACGCCACCGCCTCGATCACCCTGGACACCTATGGGCACCTGTTCCCAGACGAACTCGACCAGCTTGCCGGGCGCCTGGAGGCGGCCCGGGCCGCGGCGCTGGACGCTCGGGCCGCCGGTGTGTGGCCCCACAGTGGCCCCACCGTCGTTCCGCTCGGCAAAGGCGCAGGCAGATGACCGTGAACCCCGGCGGAGGAGGTGGGATTCGAACCCACGGGGCCCTCTCGGGTCCGGCGACTTTCAAGGTCGCTGCCTTCGGCCGCTCGGCCACTCCTCCGGGCCGTAG